CCTGTGTTGACTTGGCATTCTTCCCGAAGAGAGCAAAGCCTGTTATTAGGGCAGCTATCCCAGCAGCGGCTAATCCCCAAGGGTTCATTTTTGATGCCAAATTAAATGCTATCTGTGCATCTTTAGCGCTCTTTATTCCGCGTGTCAGACTTACCCATGCTTGTATGGCACCCATGGCGGCCTGTGCTTTCAGTGCAAGGTTAGCGGCTATAATGGCGCCCCGATATGCTCCGTAAGTGGCAATAATCACTTTCAGGGTATCAATAATCGTTTCGTAATTATCAACAAGATAATTAAGGCCAGCAATTGAGTTGTTTATTGTTCCCTCGCTTTGAGTACCTAATTCATTCAACATCCTATCCCAAGCATCCCCTAAATTTGAAATTCGACCCGTTAATGAAGCGGACTGTTTTTCCATGAGGTTAAAGAACATCCCGCCTTCGTCGGTCATATTTCTAATAGCCTTTTGCAATTCTGGAAAGCCAATTTTCCCTTGTTCGGCCATTTTATAAATCTCTTTGTCCGTGGCCCCAACTACTTTCGCTAATTCCGATATAATGGGAATACCTCTTTCGGCAAATTGGTTTAATTCTTCGGCTTGCATTTTACCTTTTGCAGACACTTTGCCATAAACTTGTATAAGATCGCCAATGGGGGCCGATGCCCCAGCTGCTAAATCTCCAAGGCGGCGGAGGCTATCGCCTACTTGGTCGGTAGGCTCTTTGAATGCGAGTAAACGTTTAGCGCCTTGGCCTAACTCGGTTAAGGAAAAGGGCGTTTTTGCTGCTAAATCTACGACCTCAGCCATAAGGGCGTCGGCTTCTGCTTTACTGCCAAGCATTGTCTGCATGGCAATGTCTAACTGCTGAAATTCACCGCGCACTTGAATCATCTGGTCAAGAAACCCTTTGGCGGCTGTGATAGAGAAATACCCGGCCATGGCGGCGCCTACTCTTTTGAATGTTGCGTCCATTTCGGCGCCTTGCTTTTTTGTATTCTGAGTAAAACCGGTCATTCGTTGATTCATTTGCCGTAATTCCCGCTTTAACTGCTCGGCATCCAAAGTCGCTTCAAAATATAGATTTGCCATGGTATTTATCGTTTTGCGTATTTGCCAAAAATTGCTGATTCTTGATCTTTTGTTTTAACCTCAATCTCTTTGTCCTTTTCGTCTCCGTACTCGTACCATGGCATGTCAGCCATCATCATTTGAAGATTTACCCAGCTCACCCCCCACATTATTTCATTGAAGGTGTAGCCGTATGTTTTGGCGGCCCCTGCAATGCTTCCCCAGATTGTTTTTCCTCCTCGTGATTTGTCGTCAGAAGATTTAGACCGCCTATCAATCTGGTAGTGAAAAAAAAATCCTCTACGCTCATATTTTTTGCGATAACCAAGGAAATAGAATGCAATTCTTTGGGTGTAAGTTGGAACTGTAACCACCATGCCAATAAGCTTGAAAACCGAAGTTTAAACCTTGAATTGAGCAAGCCACAGGCAACCACATTACAAAGTAGTTTGATGTTTTTATGTGACTTTAAAAGGCTGGCAATGGCGTCGTCAGCATCCAAGGCACCAAGGGCACTTGAATGCTTTGATATTTTAATAATTGTACCTAATTTGAGAGGCTTAACTGAGAATTTCCATTCTCGCCCCATCCAGTTGATACCTATTTTTGAACCTTCATTTAGAAGTGTTTTCGCTGCTTGTTTTTCCATCTTAGTAGGTTGCTGTTTCGTCCGATTGCCGTAGTAGTTTTGCGAATATATCAACAAACTTTTCGTTCTCTGATAATTCCCTTTCTTCCATAGTGTCTAATATCATATGTACTTTCTCGTGATAGAAGGTGTCCATAATCTTACCTTCACTCAGAGGCTTTAACTTATGAGATTCCCCCAGCGTTATTGTAGAGGTTGAGTATTCAGCAAGGCCGTAACACTCCCTGTCGTCCATTCTTTTATTGTCAAAAATAACATCTATTTGCGTTGCAAATAATTTAAACGATTTAGGTATTTTCATTTAGATTTAGATTTGATGTTAACCTCTGGCTTAAAATCCCCAACTTTAAAATGGGTGCATATCTCAGTTATGGAATAAAGAAGGCTATCCACATATCTCTTTATGACAGCTGGCGTTCTCAGTAATTCCAAATCTTTTTCGTTGGTCATAAATCCAAATTCAAGGAGAACACCATGATAACTCGGTTTTACTTTTTTGGTGCCGGCAATCACTGTGAAATTAGCTTCACGTTCTAACCGGTTTGGCCATTCTGTGCGCCATGGCATTTCTGGGAAATCTTTTTTAAGATTTTTGGCTACAATGTTAGCAATAGCCTTTGATTCTTTCGTCGCAGACCGGTTGACATAGATTTCGCTTCCGCGAGCTGTTGAGATAGTGTCATGCCCGTTATGATGCAGGGAAATAAAAACAGGGTACTTGCACCCTTTTACAGCCTCATTTGCTCTAATTACGCGCTCTTCCAAGCCGGGCTCTATCTCTCCTGTTACTATGTTTTCGTAAGGGATTCTCAATTTATCCAGCCCTTTGATTAGCTTTTGAATAATCGCTTCACTGGATTTCCATTCTTGGAATTTCCCGTCTTTTGAAGATTTTCCTGGCACATCTTTACCGTGCGCTCTGTCTAATACGAAAATTATATCTTTCATTTGTCTATCTTTTTTTTGAGCATGACCCTGACTATTAGAAAAATGTCAGATATGAGAGCTAAAACCTTAAATTCGTGCCCCAGCCTTTTGAAGTTCTCGTCCACGGATTTTAGCTCCCACATAAGAATGTGAATAAGTATGTAGAAGTGAATGGCGATGAATGGAATTTCTAACCAGATCATTCCGTTCTCAATTAATTCCCTTCTTAGTGTCAACGACACAGAAAGGACCATCAAATAAGAACCGAACTTGAAAATCCACCCTAAACCCTTCTTTGAGATAAACTCAAATCCCTCTCTTTTTGAGGCTTTTAAGCCTGTGATGTAGTCTGTGACCATTATCACAAAAAGCAGGATAAACAGCCCCCCTGAGATGCCTAATATCCCTATAGAAAAAGCGCTGACCGAGGTCAATATTGCAGAGATTATCACACCGTAAAACGAGGCTATCTTAACTTTCAAATCGGAGTAATCAAAAAGGCGGGTCAGGAATGCCATGTGCTCCATTATCTCATTCATTTTTCACTTGTGATAGATTACTTTTTTAGTATGCCAATTTGTTTAAGGAACCACTCATAGAAGCCAGTGTCGTATATCCCATTGGCTGCCAATGAAGCGAAGAACCCAATTACAAGTGCATTCCACCACAATAAGCCCTCTAAGAACCCGAGATTTAGCCACCATCCGAACATCGTTACGGCAATACCAGTGATCCATGAAATGATCTGAATAATTGTCTTGCTATCAGGCTTGACCAGCCCCTTTATAGCTTCAACTACTAAAGGGATTCCAGCGACGAGTGCCACAAAACTTGCAAATAAGCTGTCTGGAGAAAACCCAACTTCACCGGCGGCCATTATCGGGATTGCGATAAACAATGCCAGCAAGGCAATAAAGTACTTTACAAAATTTTTCATAATAATTTGATATTAATTGAGATTAGTAAAAGCCCGGGCATTATTACCCGGGCAAAGATTTAAGCTGGAAAGATTTAAGCTGGAAAGACAACTGAGAAAGGTGACCCACCGTCTCCGGGGTCTAAGGCTGTGCCTTTGACCTCTAATTGTAACATGTCTTCTCGACCGATGACGCCGTCCAAACGGGCTACGATGTTGGCATTTGGAATCGCAATTGTAGAACCGCCGTCGGTTTCAATTTCAATCGCCAATTTTATCATTGTAGTTTTAGCCGGGGCCGTCCAAGTCGTGGCCAGTGTTGCGCCGTCACCACCTTTTACTATCTCAATAATAGCAGGTGAAAGGTCGTATGCTCTCCATGTCAGCTCTAACTTTGAGCTTTCGGTAATAGCTTGCTCAACAGGGGCGTCCTGCTCTTCGACGTTGAAATCCTGAACAGTTGGTTCAGTTTCTGAAAGGGTCATTGACCCCCTCACTGTTTGGGCGAACTCTTCCATATCTAAGGCGGCTGGCATTGCAGCCGTGCCGGTAGGAGTTCCAAACTTCACGGACTTAAGTCCAAATACATATTTTGCCATGGTTTCTAAATTAAATTACACATTAAACGAAAATTGATATAATGAGTACCTAAAGCGCTATCATCTTCAACTCCCTGCCCATCTAAATAGATGTGCGCATCCTGTGCTATATTTTTAAGCAGAATGTTTTCAAACTGATTAGCTAAAACTTTAAGCCTCGAGGTGTTTACAACAGAAGTTGAGCCTGACACTTGAATATCTTTAACGTGAACATTCACATTGACCAAACATCTCTGAATAATTTCGCCCGAAATTGGCAAAGAGTTAATTACAACGTATTCCTGTTCTGATCCGTCTGGCTTTACCAGCTTGAAAACGTCAAGTCCTTGACTTGAAAGGATGTTATATAATTTGTCTATTGCGTCGAACGTTGTCATTTTAATTGAGATGTTGGTCCTATGAAACTATTGCCAAAGTCTATTTGGGTGCCTTTTTTACCTAACTGTGCGGCGTACTTTCTTAATCGCTCGCCCAAATTCACTATTAAATCAACCTGCTGTGACGTGATTACGTTATAACCCTTTGATTCAAGGTTCGATGCGTATTCCATTCCCGCAACTCCTACGAGCCTGTAACCGCTTTTAAATCCCAATTGACCTAAAACGCCCCTTGCTTTGCTGGTTCCTGACATTGTGCCTGTTACATTCTCCGTGATTACTTCGTTATCTCTTATAATGAAGTAGCCTATTGAACTTCTCAGGTTAGCCGTCTGGTCCGTATAATCACCTTTTTGAAAGGCGCCGGATATGTTCGCCGCATTTCTCGCATCAGATACAAATTGCTCACCAACACGCTGCATGATTGAAATCACATTCTTTTCAATCGTTATAAGCTCGCTATTGATTACGCGCTCTAAATCTGAATACGAAAATTTCGGTTTTATACCCATATCCGTGCATTTAATTGGCCGGGGTGGTAACGTTTTACACGCCCTGAAACCAATTTATTGTTAATGGTTATTTCTACTTCTGAATTGAAAGGGATGTCGGTTAGTGTATTTGGCATGAACACGGTAAAAGAAAAATTAATCTCGTTGCCATCTTCACCTTTCAGGATGCTGCCTTTCCCGTTCGGCTCAGCCCTGCAAAATCCTTTGAAAATCTCGATAGGCTCACTAATGGCATAATCGCCATGCTCGTCTTTTATCGGCTCAACTGCTGAGCGAATAATTATTATATGAGGATATTGTATCACCATGGCGAGATTCCAGTTACGGTTGGTTTTGTGGTTTCATCAGTTGTCGGCTGGCCGTGTCGTGAATACAGACTATTGGCTACTTTCAAAAAGTTGGATTTATCGGTTATTGAAAACTGATAGCTACCCTCTGTAATGTTTACCCCTGTGGCGAGCACTACGTAAATATCAGCCGTTGCCAAATCAAACTCCATGCTCATGCCTGCATAGTTAGATTGAGGGTCTAATTCATGGTCAATTAATGCAGTGAGATAGGTGTTGTCACTTAATGGATAGCCTGCAATTTTGCTTTTTAACGCTTCGAGATTATTCATAGGAAAAAGATTAAAGCCCCCTTATTAAGGGGGCGTTAATGTTATGGGCGCTTAACAGAAGTGTCAACGATTAACATGTTGTTAACCATTTTTGGAACAAGGAATCCATTCAATTCGTACTCGAAGAGGCGGTAATCTTCTGCGACTTTGTACTTCATAAGCACGTTATCGTTTTTCGCATAAGTGACACTACTTACCGGCATGCGCTCTTCGTTTGCGTATGTGTGGTAAGCATCTCCGAAATCTTCACCGTTATGAAAGACCATGCGGTCGTTTTGGAATGGGAAAACAACACTTCCGGAACTCAACTGAACACCATAATCAACCAGTTCAATGGTTGGTAGGCCGGTTGCTTCAAATACGTTGTTCACCATTTCAGGGGTGATGGTGTTCAAAGGGTTCACGTTGTAAGTTGCATCGCCTTTTTCAATCTTCAAACCGAACGTACCCGCCACCTCTGTGGAAGTAATCATTTTGTTGAAAGTTGAACGGGTCATCTTAATGCGGGAATACACCTTGCCTTTAGCTTTCTCTTCGTCCAAAATGGTGCGAATATCAGTTAAAGGCTTGTGATCGGTGTAACTCAAAGACCAAGCTTTAGTGATTACTTTGTCTTTCTTTACGCCAAAATCAACGGAAAAAACAGCCCCCTGAGGATTGTCAGCAGCCGCAACCGATGCCGTTCCATTTGAAAGGATCTCACCGGCCCACATGTCCAAGCGACGGTGGGGTGCAAGCATAAGAGCCTGAACATCGGGAAACAATTCGTCGAATAAGGCAGTACCTTCTTCAATTCTGCCAGATTTCATTGCGTCCTCTAAATCCATAAACCGGCGCATCTCTTTTTGATCGAGTTGGAACCCATCTTTCAAAGAAGCAACACTTCCGGTGAAGCTCTGAGCAGTGGGGCGCTCTTTTCGAGGTGCCCGGGCGCCATAATCAACCACAGAACCGGCAGTTACACGGGCACCTTCTGTCAGAATGCCGTCAAAGGTCAGAGAGGAAGTGTACTTCCAATTAAACCACTTCTTCCATTGGATTTGTCCATCCAGCGATTTGGCGGTGTTATCAATCAAAGCCTTAAAAACTTTGGCTTTGCTGAAAATGTCAAGTATTACTAATTGTTTAGACATCTTTTAGTTTTTAAGGATTAAACGAATTGAAATCTTGAGGTCAACGAAACCTTATTTGCGGTTGTAACACCGTAAGGCAAGTTGGCTTCTTGGATTTCGTAAATTTGCAGACCTACGTTCAATGTAGTGACCTCTTCCAGAGCTGTGTCATGGAGAAGAATACTATTTGCGACGTTTGATTCTGCGGCGGCGGCTGCTCCTGTCGCAGAACTCTGAAACAACACATCACCAGTTGTAAGGGCTACACCTAAGGTAGTAGCTACGGTTACGGTATCATAAGCTGCATTGGTCGTGTCGATAGCTGAGATGGCGTAAGCCGCTCCCCCGACTGTTTTCCCGATGTAGTCACCAACTTTAAGTTGGTGCATCTTATTCACCAGGATGGCCGTTGCCGAGCTGGTTGCATTTGTATTGACTACCGCTGTTTTAACCACCTTTGCGATGCGAGTTGCAAAGTTTACATTCATTACCGCCCCCTTATCTAAGAAGTCGGCGCCCTCTTTAAGGTTGGTCTTGTCAAGAGTGAAGCCGCCTGTGGCTTTATACACACTCTCTTCGGGCCACAACACCTTATTAACAGGGTCTTTACCTGAGATTTTAAATTGCATAATTAGTTCGTTTTAGATTCAAATTTTTTGCCCCAATTTTCAAGGTTTTTCACCATTGAATCCTCACTTTCACCTCCGGCAACAGGGGTATAGTTGCCTTTCTCAACCTCTGTATTAATGAAGTCTTGACGAAAACCGGTGTACTCCTGAGAAATACGCTCAACTTCGCTGTCAAAGTCTTCTGCTTCAAGGTTGATACGACCAGCAAAAGAATCTAAGTGCTTATCCAGAACACCCTTAGATTTAAGTTTGCCCTTTGCAATAGATAACTTTTCTGTCTGTGAGTTCTTCTTTGCCAATGATTCAACTGTGCCCGAAAACTTGGTAACAGTATCCATCATTGATTTGGCCCAAGCGGGCATTTCATCAGTTCCCACAGGCGTTGGAGTTGGCGACGTTTGTGGTACCTGTATTAGTTTCCCGTTTTCATCTAAGTTGTACTTTTTGCGGAAAGCTTCATCAGCCTTTTTTTGAACGTCAGTTACCCGGCGATCGGTTTCGCTTTGTAGCACTTCTGAGAATGATTTTACGAGAGGTTCGACCCCGGCAATAGCGGTTTCAATTTGAGCTTCATCTGTAACAGTTTGGCTTAAGTGATCGGCCACCCTGTCAAGTACTAAAGAATGAGTTCCGACAAATTTGGCCCTCAAAAGATTTAAAAACTTTTCCTTCATTGCGCAATGTTTTGGTTTTACGTTAATTGCTTGTGTGTGTTGGGGAGCAATTTAACCACCTCGAAAGTCTTTGCGAAAGGAAACGAAAGGATAAATAAGACAAAGAAATAATTATAGATTATTTTACCTTTTATGGCATAAAAAAAGGCCCTCAGGAATTAACCTGAGGGCCTTAAATATATGTAGCTTGCTTTCTATTAATAGAACAAATCAGTAAATCCTAAAAACAATCCGAAGAAACCGATAATCATATACACTATAAAGAGCGCTGGAAATCGGTTCTTCTTCTCGAATTTTAATATTGGCCTCAAAAGATTATCAAAGAAATTATCTCCTAAATGATTGAATCCTATGCCATTACGATAATGATTATAAACAG